CAAGATGACAACTGAGGAGTACATACGCCATGACTTATTTCACGCGTTTGGATGCTGCGTTCATGAGTACGGATCTGACAGCCCAACTACTTGGGTTAGAGGTGACAGACTACGTGAGTACTTTTCTGGAATTGACTGGGGACGAACCGCAGTGCTTGCGCACAACGCACAGTTCGATGTATCAATTATGGAATGGGTCTACGGCGTACACCCCGCCTTCATCTTCGACACCCTATCAATGGCGCGCGCTCTCAGAGGCGTTGAGGTTGGCAACAGTCTCGCCAAACTTGCAAGAGATTTTGATCTTCCCGAAAAAGGGGCAGCCGTACACAGCACCAATGGTGTGGCCGAGTTGGACGAGGTCTTGGAATCTGAGCTATCGGACTATTGCAAACACGACGTATATCTATGCGAAAGAATCTTTGAGCGCTTGGTCGAAGGATACCCACCCAAGGAGCTACGCCTCATCGACATGACGCTGAAGATGTACACCCGTGCGTGCTTGCAGCTTGACCCCAACATGCTGACTGACGCCATACTAGATGAAAAGGAAAAACGTGAAGCCCTATTACAAAAGCTCGGCGTGGAAGAGACTGCGCTGGCATCGAACCCGCAGTTTGCTGCACTACTTGAGAAACTCGATGTGGTTCCGCCAACCAAGACAAGTAAGACGACCGGCAAAGAAACGCTTGCCCTCGCTAAAAACGATGCCCTATTTCAAGCGCTCCTTAACGGTGAACGTGAAGACGTTGCCCTACTTTGTGAAGCGCGTCTTCGGGTTAAGTCGACCACCGAGCGCACAAGGGCTCAGAGATTCCTCGACATTAGTAAACGTGGCGCCTTACCAGTACCTCTCTCCTACTACGGGGCGCAGACTGGCCGGTGGACAGCAAGCAAAGGCTCGGCCATCAACATGCAAAACCTCAAGCGAGGTTCGTTCCTACGCAAAGCGATTATGGCTCCCGATGGCTACCAACTCGTTGTCGGGGATCTCTCGCAGATTGAGCCGCGAGTTCTTGCGTGGCTTTCGGACTACACAGGCATGCTCGATATCTTCCGTGCTGGAGGTGACCCTTACGCCGCGTTCGGTGCGCAGATGTTCAACATACCGAACCTCACAAAAGAGAGTCACCCTGACCTACGCCAATCAGCCAAATCGGCTTTACTTGGCTGTGGCTACGGGCTTGGTTGGGCATCCTTTGCGTCTCAACTTACTACGGGGTTCCTAGGCGCACCGCCTGTACGCTACGAAGCAGATTTTGCGCGGCAACTTGGTGTAAGCAAGAAGAAGGCGATTGAGTTCCTGAGTTGGCAAGACACCGAAGCCAAGCTTAGGGATATCCCGCACACATGTAGCCTGTATGAGTTAGCCATGCACGCCGTTGCGTCCAAGCGCATCATTGATATCTACAGAGCTACAGCGTACCCTGTTGTGGGCTTTTGGCAGTTGTGCGAAACGATGATTGACTCGGCGCTGTACCACGGCAAAGAGCACACATATAAATGCTTGACCTTTAAGAAAGGTCGTATAGAATTACCCAATGGAATGAGCTTGCACTACCCCGATCTGAGACGAGAGAAGGATGAGAAGGGTAGAGACCAGTGGGTTTACGGCGCCGATGCAACCAAGTTGTATGCAGGCAAGGTAACGAACAATGTCACGCAAGCGCTGGCGCGTATTGTGATGACTGACGGAATGCTACGGGTGTCCAAAAGATACTTCATAGCAGGCACAGTGCACGACGAATTGATCGCTGTTGTACCTGATGCTGAGGTAGAGGAAGCTAAGACTTGGGTCTTGGCGCAGATGACTATGGAGCCAAGCTATATGCAAGGCATACCATTGTCCGCTGACGGTGGCGCGCATCGTCGTTATGGGTTAGCAAAAAACTAGGAGAAGCAGTATTGAAGTTACCAACAAAAATAAGAGTAGGTAGGCGGTGGTATAGCGTGGAAGTCATTGAGGCTATGATCGATAAGACTTACATGGGGCGTGTGCATTACGACGCGCAACACATTCGTATCGGTACACGCAACCACACAGGCAAGCCGTTTACAAAGCACGAAGTCGGCGATACCTTTTGGCATGAGCTTACGCATGCAATCCTGCATGACATGGATAGCCCTTTGTATCGTGACGAGAAGTTTGTATCCGCGTTTGCAACACGGCTTAACAAAGCCATTAACACAGCGAAGTTCGAATGAAAAAACCAGCATGGTCACACAGCAGCCTCAAAGATTTTGAGGGTTGCCAGCGCAGGTATCACGAGGTCAAGGTCTTGAAGAAGTACCCCTTCCAAGAGACTGAGGCCACGCGGTACGGCAATCAGGTGCATGAAGCTATTGAACACTACATCAGAGATCAAAAGCCCATACCGCCTGAGTACGAGCAGTTCCAGCCTGTGGTGGACGCCATGCTCAAGAAGCCCGGAAGAAAGCTAGCAGAGTATGAGATGGCGCTGCGCGCTGACCTTACGCCTACTAACTGGAAAGCACCTGATGTTTGGGTGCGGGGCATCGCTGACATTCTGATTGTTGACGATGAGAACCTTACGGCATGGGTGGGAGACTGGAAGACCGGCAACAACAAGTACCCCGATAGGGATCAGCTTGTATTGATGTCGCTCATGGTGTTCCAACACTTCCCACACATACGTAAGGTTAACTCTGCGTTGCTGTTCATTGTTAAAAATGATATGGTCAAGATGCAGATGACACGCGATCAATCTGAAGCCTTCTGGTGGAAGTATCGTGAGCGTACTGCGCGACTGGAATCATGCTTCGAGAACGATGTATGGAACCCCAATCAAACCCCACTTTGCGGCTGGTGTCAGGTCACTGGCTGTGAGTTCAACCCTAAGCATTAGGAACAACCATGGCCACAAGAAACTATCGGTCAGAGTACGTTAACTACCAAGGCACGCCCGAGCAGATCAAGAAGCGAGCAGAGCGCGTTAAGGCTCGTCGCATGATGGAGAAGACGGGAGCAGCCACCAAGGGTGACGGCAAAGATGTAGACCACATCAAGCCCATGCGCTCAGGCGGTACGTCAGCCAAAGGTAACTTGCGTATGCGTAGCAAATCTGCCAACAGAGCAGACAATAAATAATCCTCGGAGAAGCAATGGAAATTGTAGAAGACAGAGCACTTATCTTACGAACAAGAAACCCGCACAAATACTCAATCATCCCTAAGAGCAAAGCCATGCTTCGTGCAGACGGAGGCTATGACGTTGCTGTGTACTGGGGTCTTGATGAAGCGCGGGTCTTGCGTAACCTAGGTGTGAAAGATGTGCCCTCGCCTATCACTAGGCGCTATGACTGGCCGGGGCGTTACACGCCCATGGCTCACCAGATAGAGACAGCGGCGTTCTTGACGATGTATCGCAGGGCATTCGTGTTCAGCGAACCCGGCACTGGCAAGACGCTCTCTGCTCTTTGGGCGGCTGACTACTTGATGAAGCTCAAGAAGGTGCGTAGGGTTTTGATCCTGTGTCCTTTGTCTATCATGCACAGCGCATGGATGGGTGACATCAACAACAGCATCATTCATCGCTCTGCCGTTATAGCGCACCATGCTCAGGCTAGTCGCCGTATCGAGATGATCCAGCGTGACTACGAGATCGTCATTACCAACTACGAAGGCTTGAACCTGATAGCCAATGAAGTCGTTAATGATGGCCGCTTTGACCTTGTGATTGTTGATGAGGCCAACGCATACAAGACACCCACGACACGCAGATGGAAGTCGCTTAACTCAATCCTTACGCCCACCACATACCTGTGGATGATGACCGGAACGCCGGCATCTCAGTCACCTGTGGATGCGTACGGCTTGGCTAAGTTGGTCAACCCTGATGGTGTGCCTAAGTTCTTTACTGCGTGGCGAGACAAGGTGATGAACAAGGTAACGCTGTTCAAGTGGGCGCCAAAGCATGATGCCAAGGACAAGGTGCATGAGGCTCTCCAGCCTGCGATACGCTACACCAAAGCACAGTGCCTTGACTTACCGCCTGTCATTACCATGACGCGTGAGGTGCAGTTGACCCCACAGCAAGCCAAGTACTACAACATGCTCAAGGAGCGCATGCTGGTGCAAGCCGCAGGCGAGACCATCACGGCAGTTAACGCTGCAGCCGGTGTGTCCAAGCTCTTGCAGATCAGTTGTGGTGCGGCCTACACAGACGACAAGGAAGTCGTTGAGTTTGACTCAGCGCCTCGGTTGGCTGTGCTGGAGGAGATACTGGAGGAGACTGATCGCAAGGTCATCATCTTCGCTTTGTTCCGTAGCACCATCGACACCATCAGCAACTACCTCACCAAGAAGGGCATTGTCAATGAGTGCATCCACGGGGACGTAACGCCAAGCAAGCGTGGGCAGACGATCAATCGCTTCCAGACTGAGGCTGACCCTAGGGTGTTGGTCATGCAACCTGCGGCATCTGCGCACGGCATTACGCTGACTGCCGCTGATACTGTGGTGTTCTATGGGCCACTCATGAGCGTGGAGCAGTACATCCAGTGCTGTGCCCGTGCTGACCGCAAAGGGCAGGACTCAGACAAAGTTACTGTGATTCACATTCAGGGTAGCGCTATCGAGAGGAAGATGTTTAGTGCGTTGGCAGGGAAAGTTAGCGATAACTTACTTCTTACCGACATGTTCGAGACTGAAATTAAATCATGAAAGGGGGTTGCAAGCGATTGAAATGTGTGTAAACTGTCCAACCTTAGACAATAATTAAACAGGAGAAGCAAGTGTCAGAAGACTTAGTACCGCTAGACAAACTAGCAAAAATCTACCGCAAACTGCGTAGCAAGATTGCCGACCTGACCCAAGAGTACGACACGCAAGTCGAAATACTCAAGGCGCAACAGGAAGAAATCAAGAACGCAATGAAAGACCAGATGAAGGCGATTGGCGTCACATCTGTACGCACTACCGAGGGCACTGTTGTGCTGTCTGTAAAGACGCGTTACTCCACACAGGACTGGGATGAATTCAAGAAGTTCGTCATAGCCCACGAAGCCATCGAGCTTTTGGAGAAGCGCATTGCGCAGACCAACATGAAGCAGTTCTTGGAAGAAAACCCCGGGGTCGTACCGCCCGGACTCAACTCAGCCTCTGAGTATGACATCTCTGTACGTAAACCAACTTAAATGGAAATCAAATGAGCAATATTGCAATGTTCAACCCCTCAAATGTGCCATCGTTCGCTAAGAACGCGGCTCTGTCTGCAACTACTTTGGCCTTGGCTGGTGGTGTTCCCACCGCTAACGGCATGAAGCGCGTCTCCATCAAGGGTGGCGTGTTCCGTCTGCTTGCAGGCGGTAAGGAAGTGGCATCTATCGAAGACCGCCACTTGGATGTGATCGTGGTCAAGGCTGCCCCCAAGGTTAGCCGTATCTTCTACGCCGGCTCCTACGACAAGGATGCGGTGGCGGCTCCCCCTGACTGCACCTCTGGTGATGGTGAAAAGCCCGATGCAGGCGTGAGGAATCCACAGGCTTCTACCTGTGCCGCTTGCCCACAGAACATCGCTGGGTCTGGCAATGGTAATAGCCGTGCTTGCCGTTACCAACAGCGCTTGGCTGTTGTCTTGGCTAACAACCCCGAAGGCGATGTGTTGCAGGTAACCCTGCCAGCTACGTCCATCTTCGGTAAGGAAGAAGGTGACAAGCGCCCACTGCAGGCATACGCCCGCTTCATGGCGGCTCAGACTCCTCCAGTTAACTTGGATGCCATCGTGACTCGCATGAAGTTCGACACCAAGGCTGAGTCACCCAAGCTGATCTTCGCACCTGTGCGTTGGTTGACCAATGACGAGTACGAGATTGTGCAGTCACAGGGCGCATCCAAGGATGCTGAGAAGGCCGTAGCTTCTACCCCTGCCGCTGTGGATGGCGTTACTGCCCCTGCTCCGTTGGCTATTGAAGGCAAGCGCCCAACGGCTAAGCCTATGGGTGAGATGATGGACGAAGACGAGGCAGAAGCTGTTGCTGAAGTCAAAGCCGCCAAGCCTAAGAAAGCCAAGGCTGTTGAAGTAGAGGCCGAAGAGGAACCCGAAGTTCGCAAAGCCCCTGCCAAGGTGGAAGCCGCCCCAGCTAAGAAGAACAAGCTGGCCGACATCGTTGCTGATTGGGACGATGAGTAAGCACACAGGGGGCTTCGGCCCCCTTTAAAAACATGGCCTATTCACAAAAAATAATTGACG